AGCGCATTGGTATGGTTGCTCTCAATAAACCGCACATTGTAGAAACGGCCCACCTCACCGAGGTAAAGGTCTTCGGGGTGCGCGTACTTTGCAGCCACCTCGTAATCCGGGTCATCCTTCAACGCACGGAGAAAGCTCACGCTCGCGATACACACATAGCTCTCACCATCATAATACGGGATGGGTCGGCCAGTGCTAGCGCCAAAAACGCCAACTTTCATCGCATCAACGATATCCTTCAACAGCGCGGCAGTGATGGAGGTGTTTGCGGCGCTGCTTGCAGTACCGTCAACTTCCCAATCAATACCCGTGGTTCGCGGAGTCGCGATCAAGTCAGTTGACTTGAAGGCGGTCGCAACCTGCCGATCAAGGGTCTTCGCCATGTGATTTTTCAACGCCTTCAAATAGACGTTGCTTTCCACATCTACTTCAGCCAATGTCTCCACCTTCCCGGTGAACGGAATCGCACGACCCCATTCATTCACGGTAATCAGCTTTGGCGTAACTGCCACGCTGAGGGTGGGAATTCTGTCCAGCTCATTGATCGCGGCGCTTTCGCTTTCCTCATCGGTGTTGCCAGCGCGGTAAATCTGCACTGACTCGCCTTTGTTCTTGCCGAAAGCATCATCGACACTTGTGAACTGACGAAACTTCATCATTGGCTGGGCAGCGTGGACAACTTTCTTGCTGATGTCTACGACTGTGCGGAAGCCCGATGCCCCGCTGTCGCTTGCCCAACTTTGCTGTGCCATAAATTCAGTCCTTTACTTTGCTCCAGCTCTACTTCGAGGCACCGCCGTGCTGCAGTGGCTTGCGAGCGTGCGAGTTCCGCTGGCTCACATACCCCTTGAGCTGCGATTCATTGCTGCTCACGGGTGTGGCCTGTGGCCTCGGCTGCTCACCATGCGTGCTCGTGGCACCATCAACATAGCTTGCTGGATTAGGGTCTTGTTGCGGTGCAGCACCACGTAACTCCAAGACTCGCTTACGCACCAGCTCCGCCGCTTGGCTGAGCCGTGTTTCAGGTGTGAGTCTGGCATCGGTCTGACCTACGTAGAAGGTAAGCAAGTCTCCATATTTCGCAACGTCAGGGTTTTCGTTTGCCCAGCCCGCGACGCGCTGCTGATAATCCGCATTGCGTTGCTGCTTTTGGGCAATTCGCTGTTCAGCTTTCGCAACTGCTCTTTCCTCCAGTTCACCTAGCACCGCTTTGGGGCTGGAGTAGAACCGGGTAAGCAGCTGCGTGTCTTCACCTGTATCCACGTGTTGCTGCGCGGGCTGACCACGGCCATAGCCATCATCCGCCTCGTAGCCACGGGATTCGATATTTTGCAGCCGTGATTCCAGCTGCACATACCGTTCGTTGTTCTCATGGAACTTTCGCTCAAGTTCCTTGTGGGCTTTCTCTGCTTCTGCTTCGGTTTTGTATTTCCCGAAGATGAGTTTGGTGCCCTTGTCGCTGCCATCACCAGAGTCCTGCGACGTAGGAGTATCCTGGTTTGTGTCTTGACCTTCAGCCATTTGCTGGCTCCTTTCTTGGTATCCACGCGGGGTCGTCCGCGCAGGCAAGTAGTGGGTATTCACACAGAGGGTGTGGGCCACTTGTTTCGATGGTCCGTGATTGAGGTATCCCAGCCCTTTGCTGAGGCTCCACGGAAGTCTATGTGTTGATGTCGCCACGTTTCATGGCGAGTTCAAGTTGGCTGGTGAGCTTGTGCAGAGCCTTGGCATCGGCCTGAATTGCGAGTAGGTCAATGTGGCTGGGTGGAGCTGCGGCAAGTGCGCGAATGATGCGATCTGTTTCGCTGACTACCCATTGCCCCAGTGCATCGCGGATGGTGCTCGCTGCGACTCCGCGCCGTCGCAGCTCTGCAGTGATCTCGGTATCCATTAGATTAAACTCCTGCTAATGGCATAGCCCTTGAAATCTTTTTCAGCTGCGAGAGTGAAGCACAAGAAACGTATTCCAACGCCCCATCGTCGTGCAAAGTCGGCATAGCCAATCGCAAATTCCAATGGTAATGCCCAATGTGTCAAGTCGCATCCCCAACAGAACTGATACTTGCTCCAATTACCATTTCTATACATGCTCCCTCCTACGCTGTGCCTACAGCCCGCTGACTCCAGCAACCTGCTGCGACTCACGCGGTGCGCCTTTGCCGTGCTTGCCCTTCACGCTCTGCTTCGCAGCCATGCCTTCCTCGCGGGATGTGATCGCTGCAACATACTTTGGGGCCTCCACGGTGGTGTAGCCACTGCGAGCACCTTTCCAGGTCTGCTTGCCAGCATCACCGCGCCCGTGTGTGATCTTCACCTGATTGGCTTCCCCCGCCACGTCCTGCCCTGCCTTCGCTGGGCCAGGAATCTTGCGGCTGAAGCTACCTGCCATCGCCGCAACCGGACGAGTGATCTTGTGAGCCACTCCCAGCTCCACATGCTGTGCCGATGCTGGGTCTTCGCCCCCTGCCTTCGCCACGCCCTTTACCTTACGCGGGGCGGAGCCTCCGCTTTGGTTCGTAAACTTCATCCTAGTAGCTTCCTTTCGTGCTCTGGCTCCGACGATACTTCTTCGGGTCTACACGGCTGGCAAGTGTTGGCCCTGCGTTCGCCACCTTGTCCGTGTTCATCTTCTGCAGGTCACTTGCATCACAGAGCACCTTGTAGCCTTTGCTCTCCTCGCTCTTGCTGAACGGTCCGCTGCCGTGATACTTCGTAGTCATGCTCATGCCCTTGTGCTTTGTCTTCATCTTGTTCTCCATCATCTTATGCTTTACTGGCATCTTTGCTCTCCTCGTGCGCAGCCCTGCGCAGCTTCATGTAGGTGTTGTAGCGTGGCCCAGGTCTGCCAAGGAGCTTCGCCCTCTCCTTGCGCCCCTGCTCCGCTCTCTCTACCTTCTCCTCGTGTGTGCGCTGGCTTTCTGGTGTTCTCATAGTTTTTCCTGCTGTGCAGTTTCTCGTGTGGGAGGGAGGCCAGGACCATGCTGGGGATAGCATGGCCACGGGGAGGGACCGTGTTCCTGGCCTAGTCAATCATTGCGGTAGCTGTCTTGTAGGATTGGCCTGTGGGTTGTTTCGTGCGCCGCCTTGCACAGCGCCTTGCTGACCCGCAACGATCTGAGCGGGGGTGAGTTGAGCTGCTTGCTGGCCGGTCATCTGTGGAGGCGGAAGTTGCCCACCTGGACCCATAGGCACAGGTTGACCGCCTTGCACACCCATTGGCATCACGGGCTGCGAGCCTGGGTTGAGCAGTATCCTGCTGGGGTTCCAGCCTATCCCGACGATGATGTTCTCCAGCAACTCGTCCACGTTGATACGACTCATAACCCCAGGTATTGCACTCACCAGCTTGGTGAAGGCGTCGATCTGCTTCAGGTCCTGCGCCTTGTCCATCATCACGCTGACACCGCGAGCCTTGAAGCTGAATTGCCCCAGCATCGTGGCGTAGCGTTCCTCTGGTGTCATGTCCAGCAGCATCATGCTGACCTGCGGGAAGTTCTCCGTGAGCCTCGGCAGCTGGTAGTCTTCATTATACTGATACACTGTACTGATGGATTTTCGCAGCAGCTCGTTGAGGGTGGTCTCTTCCACCGTGCGGGCCGCTTCGTCCAGCCCTTCGTTCGCGCTGCTGACCAAGCTCTGGAATTCTCCCAGCGTGTCGGTGCCGATATCCTGCCCGCGTGTTGCATTGGTGACACTAGTGCTGAGCTGCTGCTCGCGGTCAAGCATTGCCATGACCTGTATTGCCAGCTGTGGAATCTTGCCGGTCTGAATTGGACGCACCACCGGCTTGCCCGTGGTGTTGTCAAAAGCTTTTGTGGGGATGACGATACCTGGATACACACCTTTCTTGAGTGACTTGGTTCCGCCATCCTCAATCAGCTCATAATCCGCCTCATACGCTTGCAGTGCGTCGAACTGCGCACCGTCGATGATGAGACAAGCCAAGTTTGTCATCATCGTGACGATGCCGCTGATATCCTCAACAATGCCACGGTGGTATGTGCTGAAGGGCACGATGTAGGGCGTTCCCACCACGTATGGATCGCTCCCGTGAAATAGCGGGTTCTCCTGCGGCTTGCGCAGCACCACATCCTTGTCTCCCATCGTATACATGATGTTGCGGGCGGTCACGTGACCATCTTCGTCGTAGAGGTCTCCCCAGTAGTGGTAGATGTCCACCAGCCTGCGGAACTTGTTCCCGCTGTCCGGCTGCACTCGCTCCTGCTTCCGGGCCTGCTCATTCGCTTCGCTCATGCGGTCGGTGCTACGCTGATACAGCTTATCCACTGCTTCCTTATCATACACGCCCTTCTTCGCGAGTGCCTCCACGTAGCTAAAGTCCACCGTCACCTTCTCAATACGGTATGCGTTGTGTTCACCAATCCAAAAATTGTACGGGTCAATGGCCTTGATGCCAAGCCGTCCCATTGTCTTCGGTTCGCGGGTGACATAATCTTCAGGCACCAGCATTGTGCCAACATTGATGCCCAGCTCCGTTTGCGGTTGCTTCACGAGCCGAGTCTCCCAGCGTGGTTCGTTGTGCGTGTACCAATCCCACCATACCTTGAACACCAGGGTGCTGGTGATGAGTCCGCTTTTAAGTCCGGTTGTGAACTCTTCAATGAATCCGATCTGGTCAAACCAATAGTCCAGCAGGTTCATGGTGTAGAAGCCCTGCTCAATCCCGAGCCGTGTCTCGCTTTCGATGTGGTAGAACCGTTTCATGCGGATGAGAGCGCGGCGGAAGCTGCCTGCCGCCTTGTCCACCACCCCTCGCACCTTCGGGATGTTTACCTTCGCCTGCCAGTCTTCCTTACCAGTCCAGTCATACCTTCCGTTGTAGAGGTCCCATGCCGTGTCCCACACACTCTCCCGAGGCTTGCGATGTTCGTCTGCCATCCGAAAGAAGTCCTGAAACTGCTCCTCAACCAGTCCATCCTCCACGTTGAGCTTCTGCGGCTCCGCGATGGTAATGCGCTTCGCATCACTCGGTGCTACACCAAGCGGTAGCTCAAGGCTATTGTGTGGCTGGTCCATTAAGCATATCTCCGTGTGGGTTCAGTCATCGGCATCGTTTTGCCGAAGCCGTAACTCGCTTGGCCGAAGCTTGGGTGGCTGTCTTTGTTCAAGTCCAGCGTCTTCACCTTGCAGGCAATCATCTGTAGTCCATCATGTGGGTGACTATACTCGTTCTTCTCCGGTTCTTCCCTCAGCTGGCCGTCCTTCTGCTTCGCATAGTGATAGCCACCCTCGAATCCTGCCACCAGCATCGGACAGCCGTCAGGATCGATCACAAACTTTGGGAGTCCGCGCTTGTTGGTGCTGAGAAATTCGCTCACCGCCTTGCGCCGAATCACCTGACTCGCAATGCCGGGTATCGGCTGCATCTTGTTCTCGCGCAGCACCACCGCGCAGCTGCGTTGCTTGTTCAGCTGGCTGCGATTGAACCCGGTTGGGTCAATGATGTCGAACCACTTCACGGCAGCAGGGAACCAGTCACTACACAGTCGTGCCACCTCGGGTGCAAAGTGCTCAAGGTCCGTGTCGCTGGCGGTGACTTCACGATACACGAAGAGTCGCCCGTTTTGCAGGAGCTGGGCAATGACGCAAGCCATTCCGCCAGCTCCCAGTCCGAAATCCCATCCACGGATAACGGGATACTTGCTGTTCCACTCCAGCGCCTCCTTGCTAACATGGAAAGCTCTGGAAAAGTCATCCCCATACACGGGCGTGCCTTCAAAGCTGCTGCTGACGATTTCATATTCCCTCATCCACTCTGACCACGTGACTCCGCGCCGTGCTTCTTTCTTCCACGCTGCCTCGCGTTTCGCTGGGTCAGCGGTGTAGTGCACGCGGGTGACGGTGAACCCATTGTCAGGGTTGGTCCAGGTGTGCAGCCCCGGCATCACTTCCCGCACACCGAACAGCATCTCATTCTGCGGGTCGTCCTTTGGCAGCTCAATCGGGATGTCCCCTTCGAGCTGGTCTTTGCTGCGTTCAATCTTCAACTACATTATACCCCACGAACACGCTTACTGGCCCGACATATATCCCAAACACCAGCGACTCTGGATCGAACCCGAAACCAACTGCAATCACATCGTTCCAGCTTACGCGCAGCCAGGTAGTGTTTAGAAGGTATTCGCTTTCCATCTCTTCGGGTCCTTATGCTGTCGATCATTCGATCTCGTCAAAGCAAAGGTCCCTGTACCACCCTCGCTGCATGGAGCTGATGACGGTGACGCGGCCTCCGCCTTCTGTTGCGGGCTTCGTGCTGCCGAAGCTCTCCCGCCCGTGCTCCCAAAATGCCGCTTCGTCCATCAGCACCGCGCTCGCGGTTGGCCCGCGCAGCTGATTCGCCCCCTGTGGCACACCCTTCAAGAAGCTATAGATGCGGGGGAATTCCATCAAGCACCACATCACCTTGCCCTGCTTCAGCTTCGGCTTGGGGAATGCGCTCTCCGGAATGTGATCGTAGATGAAGCCTGCCCGCGCAATCAGCTCATCATTCGCATTCTGCTCGTTGATGCTCTGCATATACACGTGAGCGCCTGGGTGAAACATCCCCAGCCACAAGTGATTCCATATCATCAACCAGCTGAGCACCATGCGACGGGACTTGGGCCATGCAGTGAGCTGGTGTGTGAGCCAAATGTCCGTACACTCTCGCAGGTAGGCGTGTTGCGGGAAGGGCTTGATGACTCCCTTCGGGTCGAACAGCTTCACGCTGTCGAGAGTCCACACAATGCCGTCTTCTATCGCTGCCCACGGATGCTCGCGATACCTCTTCACCCTCGTGATGATATCGTCCGCCCGCTTCGTGTTCGGCTCCACTCCGCGTGGAAGCTCTACATCGTCAGCAGTGGGTGTGCCGTAATCCATGACTGCCAATACCACAGCGTCAGGCCGATGCCTGCGACAAGGCCAAGGGTATAGAAGGCAGCTGCGACCCAGGGCGAGACGCCGTTGCGTGGGGGTGTTGCTTGTGCCAGCGTTGTGTTCTCACAGCCCGCTTTGTAGCCGATGCCGTATCCTTTACTGATACCAAGCCAATAATCTTCTCCCCAGCTACTTCCATCAGCTTCACCCTGAACCACCTCCCCTTCCACGGCAGCATCTCGCCCTCCGTGAAGTACACAGGTAACACAGGTGCATTTGACTTTGTGTCCGTAGTTGATGGGATATTCATGTCTTCCCTCCTTCATGTTCACTCCGGTTTGCCCGCGCCTTGACGCAACTACGCGTCTCGGCGTTCAGCATCAGCTAGCAAAGCATGCTGGTAGCTCAGCAATATCTTTGTCCTTTGCTTCGGGCAGCATCCTCAATCACACTGCACATAGCGCTTGCCATACCAAGTACGATGCTCGTGGCAAGTTGGCGATTGAATCACCACCTTACCATCCACCGTTGGCAACCGCACAGTAGCCGTACAGCCCACACCAGCACTACAACTCGCCACAAACAGCATTACAGCATAAATCCAATTCATTTTGTCTCCTACGGCAAAACCACGCCGACTTCCGCCAGCAATTCATCCGGCGATTTAGCTTTCAAATCCGCCAGCGTGATCGAAGTTTTTCCACTCGTTTCCATCCACCAAGCAATCAAGTCCTTGGCGAAGGGCAACGCAATTGCTAAGATCGGTCCAACAGCACCCATGTTTGTATCTCCTTTTTTGTTAAAACTAATTTCAATCAACCACTGTGTGATTGCAAACCACCAGCGTAGATACCAAGGCATCTTACGCCGTGAAGCTCAACAGCAACGCCTCAAGCGCATCCACCGCAAGCTGCAAGTTCACCAACCTCACATCACCATCTGCGAGCCTGCGTTCCTCATTCAGCGTGACCAGGGCAGAGTAGCTCCGATAGAACTTATTCGCTTCATCGCGGAACTTGCGAAGCTGAGACTCGGTAATCAAGCCTTGCGTGTAGAGCCTGCCCGCCGTGCGAACACTAGACTCATACGCCGACTTGATCGTAAACAGCGAGGCACCTACCGGGTCACTCGCAAAGATTCCCGTGCTGCAACCACTCATCACAGCCGGGGCAATCACAGCCGGGGACGTGCTCAAAAATACTGCAAGCGTACCCGCACTAAACAATCTTTTTAACTTATTCATTTCATAACCTTCCTTTTATTTTATTATCACCATTTTACTTCACCCTCTCTTGCTCTGCTTCACGCCCACGTTTTTCTCCTGCCAAACCTTCTG